GATATAAGCTGATAAAAGACATCACCTATGAAGGTCGTCTTAGAGATATATATTTATAATAAAACCTAATCAAACAGAAACATTATGATTGAAGCAATTTATAGAAACGATGTGTGTAAATTCACACAAACTGAGAATGCAGAGAGATGTGATTTTCTGCAGTTTTTAAAACGTACGAGTATGATCGAACCTTGTGGATCTGAAAATGAATACAGAAACAATGTGCATCTGCTTAGTAAGTTGTGCGCAATAGGATATTTAGTCATTGGATACAAGGATCTAAATAATCCTCGCGCTGTATTCTGTGAGTCCGGTACCAGGAACGGAAAAACGCTCTTTGCAAACCTTTTTAAAGAGATATCCCGAATGTATATTGTGCAAGGCAAAATCGGTGATCCATTCCTTTGGTCGGAAATGCCGGAGGACATTAAGATAGTCCTCATTGAGGATTTTTCAGAATCATTCAAATTAGAAACCTTATTCAATAATATTACAGGGGATTGGTATATCAACAAAAGAGGTGGACGGCACAGTTTTCTTCCATTCAGTAAATCACCAAAACTCATATTGACAAGCACTCAACCGCTGACATCCAAAGATCCCAGTTTGACACATCGCATGTGGCGACTTCAGTTTTCTGATTACTATGGCCAAGAGCACAGGGTCGAAAGTGACTTCGGGAAGTTATTTTATCACGAATGGGATACAACAGATTGGGCGTATATCTGGGAACTGATTGCGGATTGCATTCATTTATACCTACGATATGGCTATATAAATACTGATATAAATGAGTGCCGTTAGCTGATCTGATGTAGTCCTGTCACTACATCAGAGAAAAGCCGTAATTCGCAGAATGATTAAATAGGAAACTATGTACTTTACTAAAAATGACATTGATCGAATAACAAAGGCATCTAAAGGTCACTTACTTGATGTCGCACAGGATTTTCATGAACTCCGAAAATCCGGAGTCAATTATGTTTGTGATTGTCCTCACTGTGGGGTAGCCCGAAAGTTTAGTATCAATCCGAACAAAGAGGTCTTTGGGTGCTTTTCATGCCATGAGGTAAACGGCAGCGGTGCACTTTCATTTCTGATGAAAGTTGAAGGCAAAGAATACACTGCAGCACTTGAACACCTGGCTAACCGGTTCAATGTCCTACTGGACGAGAAGCCCCAACCTAAAAAGATAAAGAAGCTCAAAAAAGGCAGTAAAGCAGCTAAAGGAGTGGATGTAGACAGCTATTGTGCGCGTATGCTGGCTGCTTCCGGATTAACCTTTGAGGATGTTACTGCAAAGGTGTATAAAAGCGATGATAAACAAGCCATATTCGAGCTAAGAACATTTCGCCCAGGTACTATTGATGAACGTGGAGCCATCACCAAGGGCGACGATGTTATCATCGAATATTATGATCTTGACGGTATGCCTGTCACCTACTACCGCAAAGACAGTAAGAAACGTATAACCAACGAAAAGAAAGAATACTTTCGGGTCCGCTGGCAGTTCCCGGACTCACATCTTGACAAGGAAGGGAAACCCTTTAAGTACAAGTCGCCTCCCGGATCCGGAACACCGGTGTATATTCCGGAACGCATACGTAAGATGTTTAAGGAAAAAACACCTATTCCTCGCCTCTATATTCAGGAAGGAGAAAAGAAAGCGGAAAAGGCATGCAAACACGGTATTCCGTCGATTGCCGTCTCCGGCATTCAGAACCTTGGAATGAACGGATCTCTACCGGAAGATGTGGTGCGTATCATCACAGAATGCCAGGTTAAAGAGGTCGCGTTTATCTTTGATTCAGACTGGAACGACATCTCAACGAATATAAAGATCAATGATCAGGTAGAAAAGCGTCCTCGAAATTTCTTCTATGCAGCCCGGAACTTTAAAGAGTATATGCGGACACTCAAAAACCGCAATATCTATGTCGAGATCTTCATCGGACATATCCAGAAGAATGACGCCGGAGATAAAGGGCTTGACGATATCCTGGCAAACACTCTCTCAGGAAAAGAAGACGAGCTGGCCACAGATATAAATTATGCCTGTAATGATAAGAAGGGTTTAGGGAAATATGTCGAGATGTTTAAGGTTACCACCTTAACCGATCACAAGCTGCAAGAATTTTGGTGTCTGCATACGCACGAGGCTTTTGCTGAACTTCATAAAGATGTGCTGATCAATCTTCCGGAGTTTGTTTTCGGTCGATATCGCTGGAAGTTCGATGAGTCCGGAACGTTAGTCCTGGCACAACCTTTTGATGATGATGAAAAGTTTTGGAATGAAGTTTCTAAAAGTGACCGTTCCGGAAACGCCCGGACGGAAATAGAGTTTTGCTATGTCAACTCACAGAATTTCTTGCAGAACCGAGGCTTTGGTCGCCTCCGGCGCCTGGATCGAAGTTTTCAGTTCATTCACTTGGATCCGCCAGTCGTTCGCCCCATCGAAGCCAGTGACGCACGCGATTATCTGTTTCAGTTCGCTAAACATTACTGTAAAAAAGAGGTTAACGAAATGCTGATCAAAGGAGTATCCCAATATGTAGGGCCTGACAAACTTTCTCTGCTCGGATTCATCGAACCCAACTTCATCAAGCCGAACCGGGAAAGTCAATATCTCTACTTTGATAAGAACTGTTGGTATATCAATAAAGATACAGTAAAAGAAATCGGTTATGAAAGCATTACTCACCATATCTGGGAAGAACAGAAGAAAACCATTCCTGCCAAGTACCTGGGTGAACCGCTGATCCACTTCAAGATGAAGGACGGCCAATGTAGTTATGATATTACAAAAGATGGAAGTTCCTGCCAGTTCTTAACGTTCCTGATCAATGCCAGTAATTTCACGTGGAGAAAAAGTCCGGAAGAAATCGAAGAAGCGGAAGAGAATGAGAACCGGATCCATTTACTCAGCAAACTTTGTGCTATCGGCTACATGGCGATGGAGGCAAAAGACAACAATGTCGCCAGGGCGGTGATCGGCATGGACGGAAAGCAGTCAGAAGTCGGAGAGTCTAACGGACGCTCCGGAAAGTCACTGATTGGTGAGCTTATGCGTAATGTCGTGCCTACTGCCTATATATCCGGAAAACGAAGTGATATCTTCAGTGATCAATTTATCTGGAATGATGTGCAGGAAAACACAAAGCTGGTATTCATCGATGACGTGCTTCAGAACTTCAACTTCGAGTTTTTGTTTCCGGTTATTACCGGTGATTGGACTATCAACTATAAAGGCGGCCGAAGAATAACCATACCTTTCGCCAAGTCTGCCAAGATCTACATACCTACGAATCATGCCATCCGGGGAAACGGATCCAGCTTTAAGGATCGCCAATGGCTGATCGCTTTCTCCGACTTCTATAACGACGTACATAAGCCATTAGATGATTTCGGCTGCTTGTTCTTCTCCGAATGGGATTATGATCAATGGAACCTCACCTGGAACCTGCTTGCAAACTGTATTCAGCTCTATCTTGAGTTTGGAGTTATCCAGGCACCAGGCGAACGTCTTGAGCAGCGCAAGCTACGCCAGGAAATCACCGAACCGCTGATTTCCTGGGCAGACGAATATTTCTCAGACCCGGCACATCTCAATACCAGGTTGGTACGGAAAGAACTCTATGATTCTTTTTGCAACTATGACCCGGCTCAGAAAAAGATATTCAACAGTACAACTATATTCAAAAGGAAGTTTAAACTTTATTGCGAATGGAAAGGCTTCACATTTAATCCGCATAAGTATGATCCGGTAACCGGCAAGCCCCACCAGTTTGATAAGGACGGTAATCCCATTGTTGACGACAAAGCCGGCGGAGTTGAATATTTCACAGTCGGATGCAAAGATATCGCTCCCGAAAACAATGATTATACTGAAAATGATTACCCAAGCCTGCCGTTTCACACCGAGGCGGACAATGAACTATTAGACTATTAATATGATCTTAAAAAAGAAAACAATCGACTCGCGTCTGGCCAGAATCATGGCGGAATTGATACTTGAAGACAACCTGCCGATCCACATGGAAATCGGCAGGGCCTCCGGCGGTAATATAGATGTACTGATCTCGTACGAGCTGGAAGATGAACCCGCTTACCTAGACTTAATAGATGCTATCTTAGAACCTATATACTCATTGTAATGGCACCGACTTATTCAGAATTAGTTAAGGAACTATATCCTCTTTATGAGCAGGAACCCACCCGGTTTATGCACTTTTATAATGCTGTCTATATGAAGCTACTCAGCATTCAGGAGGGTGAAGTCTTGCGCATAGCAGATCACTGTAGTAAAAAAACTATGAATATGTTTATTAAGGTGGCAAGTCTGTTTATTATCGAAGACACATGCAGGAAAAGTATAACGGATGATCTATTGGAGTTCTCAGACGATTATTCAATGATTAAAAGATGCTGCAAATTTATCCCGTCGCGCCCCTATCGCAAAGGAGAGAAAAGACTATAATATCCCAATTTATTACCCTGTAAAGGTAGGCAATTTTAGCGACATACGCAATAATATTATGATAAAAAAAGAGAATAAAATACAGGTAGTAGTAGCACCAACAAGCCAGGAGCGCGAGCAGCTGATCGCACGCCTGGCAGTTCGCTACGGCTTTGCCCTGATTCAATCCGATGCCGTTAAAATCATCCGGAAAGATATCTATTCGATTGATCTTTCGACGGCTTATTTCGTGCTCTGCAGCAACTACAATTTTCGCGGATCGGTAATCACCACACAAAGACTTTATGAACTGGCCGCACGAGGTATTTGCGTGATTGTAGGCGTTAAGAGCCTGCCACGCGAATATGAGTTCGTGTCGCATACCTTTTATCCAGGTGACTTCAGATAACACAAAGCGGAGTATTCTTGTAAGCACAAGGCGGAGTATTCTATCGGCGGCGGTACGCATGTACTGCCGCCTTTGTTTTCTTCCGTTTCCCCTCCCACCCCTTTCATTAGAAACAAACTTTTTGAACAGATGTGCCGATGGACGGCAAAAGCTGAATGAGGGTGCCTATATATTCTTTTTATTATTTTTTTCTTTTTCAAAAATACCCTGCATAAAAATAGAGATATTTTTGTACTTTCGTACGAAGCCCCATTTTTCGGCATTTATTACATTATAAATCAAAGATTTAAACACTGCACGATTTTCGTACAAAACGGTACGAATTGTACTTTTTTGTACAAAATGGTGTTTTGTACGCAGAATGAAATTCCGTACAGAAAAAGTACGCGTTTTGTACGGGCGTAAAACACTGATAATCAGAATAGCCAAAGACAATACAGGTACAATTTGCACTAAAGTACAAAAAAATAGTACTGATATCGTAAGGGGGGATTAGCTATAAGATACTAAAAATGTAGACCGATAGCAATATAATCCACTTATTTTTATTACTTTAGCTCTATACACTTTTACTATTAACCATGACTACCAAGATAAATGTACCTGCACATATCCGGGAATACCTGATCGGGAAGTTCTGTAACTTTGAGGACACAGCGGTCAGATTTCCCGATTCATTAGATATCTATCATGTGATATATGATTTATTGGAGAAACGCCCTGCCGATCACCAAGTAGATAAGGGAAACCTGACTCTTTATCTTCCTGCACGATCCATCGGTAAGAACCCGGAGACATACAACTATCTCGGAATGCGGTCACAGATGATCATTAACCGCAAACTGGAACTTCTTATGTGGGCAGAATTACATGATACGGTAGACGAACAGAAACATCGGTATGGTGTGAACTTTATAGTCGGTATTCATGCCTTTATGAGCAAGTACGGAATTTCTTCTCTTACGGAAGATGCGTTTTTAAAAAACTACTATCGTTGGCGAACTAAGGTAAGGCCGAAAGAAGAAAAACGGCAATACACCCGAAAAAGTTAACCCGAGCAAGTGTAGTTAATTGTCCGATTTTCGTGCAAAAACAGTGTAAAAACAGGAGTAAAAGCGTGATAAAACATGCGCAATCACTAATAATCAATCAGTTATGAACAATTTAGGCGGTTATAAATCTGTTGAGCTTGTCTTTATTGACGAGTTGTCATACTTTGCGGTTACTTCATCCTCCGGCGTATACCTTCGGAAAAGCAAAGATACCCAACGTTTACTACCCTTACGTCAAAGTGGAGCCTCAGTAGATGCCACTCCCAAAAATGAGAGTTCCGGTACCTTGTACACACACAAAGCAATAATCAGTCTGCTTTCTGCAGGGGTTGATAAGCGATTGATAGCGGAACTGGAACAAGTAGCCGCACGCGGATCCATCCTGATCGCAACTACCAACAACAATGAAAAGCGGATTTTTGGTAATCCGAATTCCCCGTTGTTCGGAACCTTTGCAGAAATACCAGGAGAAAAGCCGTCAGACTTCAGACATTATGAGTTATCCATCTCTGCAACCTGCATTCATCCTGCATTAACACTGACAGAATAGCGTCCTTCTACACCTCTTTATAACTGCGTATCATTGCATCAAAAATAATGCAATGAGTCAAAAGCGCATCATTCTTTCCGATTCATCACTGAACAGATACGGCTACCGGGTTCTGACTGCAGGTCTTCTTATAGAGGCTTTCAAGAAAAATCCGGTAATGCTGTATATGCACTTCCGTGATGATGGCTCTCCGTTGTGGGGAAACTACAAGGCTATCGGTCATTGGGAAGATATCCAGATTAACGGCGACGAACTCTCCGCAATTCCTGTTTTCGACATGGTGGATGACCTCTCCAAAGAGGTGGCCGCAAAATACGAAGCTGGGACTTTCTCCGCCGCATCAATCGGTATCCGCATTATTGCCACAAGTGCCAACAAAGATTTGCTTCTACCCGGACAGACACGCGAAACTGTCACAGAATCTGAAGTGATGGAGGCTTCCATCGTTGACATTCCGGCAAACTCCAATGCCGTGCGTCTTTATGACCGATCCTCGTCCGCTTTACTGGCAACGGGCAAGGACACGTTATCTGTGCCAGAATTACCTAAACCCAAATTAAACGTTATGAATTTTAAACCCAGTTGGAAAACAGTTTGTGCTTTCCTGAAGATTACAGACGATAAGGCGGACACGACCGAACTCTCCCTGGAGAATATCGAGTCTCTGGATGCTGAAATGAAGCGTCTGAAGGATGAGAACGGAACGCTCGTCCAGGCTAAGAAGGACATTGACGAGAAGCTAACAGCTTCTACCGGTGAAGTCGCTCAACTGAAAAGCAGTATCGAAACAAAGGATACTGAGATCAGCACGCTGAAAATCAGCATTGAAGGCAAAGATACCGAGATCACCCAGCTCAAAGAGCAAGTGCAGAACCTGAAAAACAATGCTGCCCATGACAGCAAGGGGCTGACTCCGAAACAGGAACCTGAAGGTGAAGGAGAAGCGGATCTGGCATCCTTCTGTGCAAAAAGTGACGGTAACTATGCCACCATGACTGAGAGACTTAAAAAAGAAGGATTAATCTAAACCTTAACTTATGAAATTAGTAGATGTATCAAAACTTCAGGAAAGCCTTATTATTTATGACAAGGCGCTCCGCACGCTGCCTTTTGCAACTTTAAGCGAGGTAGCGGCAAAACTCAAGCTGAACGTGATGGACCTGCAAGGCAAGCATTCACGTATCAACGAACGCCGCAAAGCCGGCGGTACCCAATCCTATAAGATTGGCAAGGAATTCAAAGAATTCGAGCAGATATTCGGTTATGAACCTTCGCTGATCGAACCGAAAGATGTAGTTTTCATCACACGTGAGAACTCTCAGAAGTATGATGATAACGAATTACTGGTTATCGGTGGATCTCCTGTGAGCAATATCACAAAGAAACATCCGATGGAAACCAAGATCGTGTTTGGCTTGACCACCTCTCACGCTGAAGATATCGTGTACTCTTTGTTCCATGCAGAACGTGATGAAGACTCCAATTCACCCAATGGCGCATTTGACGGTTACTTTACCAAAGCAGATAAATTGATCGTATCGGATGCTGTAAATGTCGCTCGCGGCAACCTGGCAATCTCCGGAGAATTCGAGAGCCCGGTTAAGGAAGACGATTACAGTGCGTATGAAAATCTGGTCGACTGGATCGGTGGTGCTCACAATTCACTGCGCAGCTCACAAGGAGGCATACCACAGTTGCTGTGTGCTGAAACCGTTATCAAGGCCGCACGGACAGCTTTGCGTTATAAGTTAAAGATGCAGGAATACCCCAGTGTAGCCCGCATGATTGAGCTTCTTCGCGAAGACGCTTTTTGTCCGACTCTGGAAGTTGTAACACACGAAGCAATCGGCCGGGGTTCGCGTCTTATCCTGCAGAAAGTCGGTAACATGGATCTTGCATTCAACACTCAAGCTGCAACAAAGTTCTGTCAGATCCGCGATATCTATTCGGATCCCAACGAATGGCAGTTCTGGCTGCAAGCCGGATACGACACGCGTATCAACGACTGGCACGAAAAGGTTTTCCGAACGAATGAACAGAAGAACGAAGCCAACGACCTGGCAGGCGACTACTGCTTAACCGGCGCCGTACAGGTAAACATCACCGGCACCGACGGGGGATCCTGGACAGTAGACGGCAAGACGTCTACCCGTTCCAACGGACAGTACTTTATTGGTTTGACAGCCGGCAAGCACACCGTTACATTCAAGGATGTGGACGGTAAGACAAAACCGGTAAACCAGGAAGTCACTGTCAAAGAGGGTGAAGTCACTACAATAGAGGCACAGTACACCTAATTTATCATTAGCGGAGGGAACTTTCTCTCTCCGCTTAACTACTTCTAAAATAGTATATCACAATGAAAAAGAAACAAATATTTATTCTCGCTTTCGTGTTGGTTCTGGCAGTTATATTGCTGCCTGAAGCACAACACCTTTTATCGTTGGATCTGAATGATCCGACTATGATCCTGGCTGCAGGTCCGGCTTTTGCTCCGCTCAAATGGAACATGGGAAAGAATAATATGGCCGGCTACAAAGCTCGCTTATTATTCGTACCGGAAGAAGCGGCAATCACGGTACCGACCGTACCGGATCCAGAGAAAGCCACCGACAACACCGAACTGATTACCGCTGCAGGTTCATTTACTTTTGCTGAAGGAGGTTCGATTAAACAGCCCATTTACTTATATAGTACCGATGGAGAGGTAGAATACAAAGCAGAACCACAAGGAGAAGCGGACGGCATCAGTTTTAAACAGACGCTCGGTTTTTTCTTCCCTGGTAATACTCCTGGAATGCACGCATTCAACGCCATGGTCAAAAACACCCGTGGGTATTATATCTTTGAAGATCCAGAAGGTAACCAAATGATTTTAGGTCAACCCGGTTTGACCGGCTCTCTATCACCGTCTTTCAATGGCGGTAAGGCCCGTGCCGACCGACGTGGTACCACTTACACAGTCACAGCGGATTCTAACTATTCTGCCATCTTCTTAGCAACTCCCATCGACATGGAAGTAATAGGCGGCAATAAACCGGCTCCGGCTCCACAAGAATAGCATTATGACCAGGAACGAACAATTAATAAATTGGTTAGGCAACCGTCAGCGCAAATACGCTGACGGTGTAGCCCTCTTTGACGCACTTGCCAAGCAAGTGCAAAAAGAAAAGTATTCAGTCTATTTTGCTGCAGCTCCGGCAAATCCTCATATCTTCGATCCGCACTTTACCCAACTGATCAACTGCCTGACACGGATATCCCGCGAGATCCGCGAAGCTCCGGAACTTTATCCGGCGGCAAATGAGTCTATCATCGAAGCCAAAGAGGTAGACGAAAAGGCACGCACGGAAGAACTGACGAAACGAACTGCCGCCATCGCAACGCATGAGCAACAGATCGAAGAGTTAACGGAACGAATTGAAGACCTGGAGGGGAGCGACAATACCGGTGATATCTCAGAGCTTCAGGAACAGATTGACGAACACCGTGCAGAACTGGAACAGCTTCGCAAAGAAGTAGACGCACTGAGCAACCCCGGTGTAAAGGTTGTGACAGAAGCATCTATGCCGACATCCATCAAAAAAGCATACGCCCGAATCAAAGAAATAGCACCTCTATACGCCAGCCTGCACAATGACATTGCTAACCCGGACATCGAAGATGAAGCCCGAAAAACATTGGCTGAAGAACTTTGCAAACTGGATGATGAGCGCCGGAGACTCTGGAAAGCTATCGACACCTGGTCCGAAGGTAAAGGAACATTGAACCTGGATGCCAAACGCCCGGTATTCAGCGATAACCCGGTTGTACGTGGCATTGAATTAGCGCGGCATGTGAAACGATTGAAGCAAAACATTGTCAACAGTCAACGGTCCGCCGATAAAGCCAAAGAAGACGGTCGTCAGGTCGTGTACGACAATGCAATGAGCCGCATTGCCGGATACGAAAAAGAACTGGCAGAAATTGAAAAGGAAATATCAGGTGAAAAAGTTTCAGGATAACTTTCCGCTTGCATTGTGTCCCGGCTCTATCGAACCGTTCATGCACAAGGGAGAATGGGCAATACACGAAGTGTTGCCCACTCTTTTATCTGCCATCGGGCCGGCAAGTGTGCGGATAGCTACATTCAGCATATCGGAAGACAGTCTACGGTCACTCTTCTTTCTGACCGAAGAAAGTCAGATAACCAGCCTGCGGATGTTGCTCGATACTACCGTGAAACGGCACAAGATAGATTTGCTTTTATTCGCTGCAAACATCTCTCCGGAAATACGAATAGATTCCTGCCATGCTAAAGTTTTGTTAGTCGAAAATGAGCGATACAAGTTCGGTATTATCGGATCTGCCAACTTGAATCTTAACCACCGTTGGGAAGCCGGGGTTTACTTTACTGCCGGATCCCACTTCGATTATTTCTCCGAGACATTTAACCAAGCCTACGAAAACGCTATGAGCTATGCAGTTAACTGATGAACAATTAAACCAGATACGCAGCATGTCAGCCGCATTATTACCACCGTCGGAAATAGCCATTTTGTTGGATATCGCCGCTGATCAGCGAGACTACTTCTGTGATATCTGCAAAAATCATCGACAAACCCCTATCTATAATGCCTACCACCAAGGGCGATTGCAGACCAAATACGAGCTGCGCCAGACAGTTATTAAGCTGGCAAAAGCCGGTAGTCCGGCAGCCGAGCCACTTGCCGATAAATATATGCGTGAACAGATAGTCAACGAATAGCCTATGCCTAAAAAAGATACCACATACGAACGTATCGAACGCGCCTTATACAAAGACAGAGACGAGGCGGAACAAATGCTCACCGCCCGGGAACAAGAGATACGGGAACGCATGATACTTTGTGTCGCCAAGAAAATGGATAGTCCATTGGTGGAAGATTCAGAACTCGTTAACTTTCTTATGCACGGATGCGGCGGAAACGCCACACCTGTCTCTCAGTCACAAGCCTACCGGGATATCAGTATGATTAACCGATTGGTAGGTAATATACAACTTGCCGCAAAGAATTGGTACCGGTACATGATCGTTGAAGGTGCTAAAAAAGGCTATCAGCTTGCGATTGACAGCGGAGACGCCAAAGGTGCCGCCGCTAACCTGGACAAGATCGGAAAGTACACCATGGCGGACAAGGAAGATAACCGGCTCGACTTCGAAAGAATGATCCCTCCATCTTTTGAACCTTCGGATGATATCACCATCCTGGAAGGACTTGAACCTATTGACAATCTGGAAGAACGCCGCAAGGAACTGCGGGAACTCGCCCGCAGCATGGCGAAAGGTAAAGCGGTCGATGCTGAGATTATCAACGAAGAGGAGGACGAATAATGCCTACCCCATTATCAGCTTATGATCTCCGGATGAAACAATCCGAGGTCGTGAAGAAGTTCTTTAATAAGATGCAGCGCCAGGCAATGGCCATCAGCGCACATGATGAATATATCATCGCTTCGCGCGGTACCGGAAAATCTGAAGGTATCGACGCCCGGTTCATTCTCCGGAATGTATGGGAGATGCCCGGCTCTCTGGGCGGTCTGATATCGCCCAGTTATGCCAAAGCCTGGGGCAATACCCTGCCGGCAATCTGCAAGGCTCTGGCAGAATGGGGCTATTATCAAAACATTCATTATGTTGTCGGCCATAAAGCACCCTCATGGATGAACTTTGCTGACCCGGTACGCCCTGTTGTGGGGGAAGGGTGGAGCAATGCTTTCCACTTCTGGAACGGCACCGTAATGGTGATCCTATCGTTTAACCAAGCCATGTCTGCCAATTCAATGTCACTGGATTGGGTGATAGGTCCTGAAGCAAAGTTTCTCTCCTACGAAAAAATAAAAGGTGAGGTAAACCCTGCCAATCGTGGCAACCAGCAGTATTTCGGCCACTGCCCACACCATCACAGTGTTTGTTATTCAAGCGATATGCCAACCGCTTCACTGGGTAAATGGATCTTAGACAAGGTGGATGAGATGTCACCGCCTCACATCAATCTCATTCGTAGCCTGTATAAAGAACTGCAAGCATACAAGCGCAAACCGATGACCGATCACACTCTGCGGATGATCAAAGAACTGTCCCGGGATCTCGACCTCGCACGGAAGTTTCAGCCGGTAGTCAAACCACAGCCAGGGAAAAAACGCGAGTACACCATATTCTACGGTGAATATGACGTCTTCGACAATCTTGAAGTTTTAGGAGAGGATTACATTTGGCAGATGCACCGGGATTCACCTCCACTAATCTGGCGTACCGCTTTCTTAAACGAACGACTATTCCGGGTCCCGAACGGTTTTTATTCTGCCCTGGATGATAACATACATTTCTACATACCGAATGATAGCGGGCGGCTCCGGGATCTCGGCAGTAATTGGGGAAAACTTGCAACCTGTGGTTGCCTCGGGGATGGTGATCTTGACTTCGGCAAGGAACTGCATATTGCTTTCGACTCCAACGCCTCGATATCTACCGCTGTTGTCGCCCAAAAAGATGGCAATACCATACGTGTGCTGAAGTCTTTTTATGTCAAAACACCAAGTAAGTTGCAGGATCTTGTCAAACAGGTAGCCGACTATTACCGCCCGAAGTTCAATCACGAGATAGTAGTTTACTATGATCACACATTTACCTGGGAAACCGGTACCAGTGGCGAAAGCTATGCCGATGTGATCGAACGCATATTTAAAGAAAATAATTATAATGTTACTATGGAATTTATCGGCCAAGCGGCAAAACATGATTGGAAACACCTGAATATCGACCGTACATTAAAAGGAGATCCGGAATTTCTTTGGATCCAAATAAACCTGCATCAAAACGAATTTCTCAAAATAGCCATGGAGCAAACAGGTATTCGCCAGGGAAAGAATGGATTTGAAAAAGACAAAACACCTGAAGGGACTGAAGACACGCCGGATGCACCTGATCAGTTCAAAACACACGTTACCGATGCTTTTGATACTCTTTGGCTTGGAATGAACTTCTTCTTCCGTGAGCCTAACAGCGGATCCGGTGGAGTCTACTTCTTAAAAAAATGAATAACCCACCGCCCCTACGTGGTTGAAGGA